GAAGATTTTCTCCTTTTGGAAAATATAAATCTGTAAAAGTCATTTTACTCAATTGAGGTGAATGTAAATGAGTTCCATATACAGGATACAAACCTGGTGAACTTGAATCTGTTGATATTTGTATTCTACCTCCATGATATTTGTTTACCATCTTTTGAAAGAAACTTAACATGAAGAAATCTGAAATCTTTGAAATACCTAATACATGTATAAATTGATTTCTTGCTTTTTCAAATTCTCTATTCTTTATCATAGGAACTAATGCAGACATAAACATAGTCACTCTCTTTTGAGCTCCACCAATACACCAACCATTAAATTCAAAATCTTTCATTTTTTGATACCATGTTTCATACTCTTCAACATTATTACCTTGAATAACATTTAAGAATTTACATTTACCAGTTTGATTATCTGCAAAGTATTTGAAGTTATCATAACTAATATCCATACATTCATGAAACTTACCATCATATTTTGCTCTAGGTGGAATATCTAAATTAACTCCTAGATCACAATTTGCTTCTAACCAATCAAATATAGTCTTTTTAAATGATGGATCCCATTTAATTGCGCCTGTTGCTAACTGGAATCCTCCTGAGTCTCCTAATACTAGAACATCGTCTTCTAATCCATATCTTTGTCTTGCATCTGGCCATTTATAATGATGGCCTGCAGTTATAAGAAAATAAGGATGTCTCCATCTTTCTGGAAAATCTTTATCATAAAATCTACATGATAGTCCTGGCTTAACTTCTTTGTTCTTTTTAAAGTCGCCTGCACAGCCACCTGCAGATAACGACGGGTAATAAATTAAGTCTTTCATATCATATAATCCATATCACATGGCTCACCAAATAATTTTAGTTGCCTTTCTTTTTTAAACTTCATTTGTTCTTCTTCTTGAGTTAATAGCGATTCGCATAATTCTTTTTCATGCCAAACACATATTTCATATTCATAATCATTTGCTATAATATAACCTTCCATTTGTCTACCTAGATCTGATATATCAACTATATTAGGATGTACCTTAGGTGACTCTAGTACATTTTCTATAGTTTCTAATGCATCTTTAACATCGAATGGCTTATACATTCTATCAGTATCTATAAATTCTGGAAAGCTTCTAAAGTTTGGAAATACAATATCCGCTCCAAATGCTGTAGATTCAATAACTGTCCATGATACATAATCTTGTAAAGCAGAATTAAACTGAATCTTACAAGTTGCTAACTCTGTATAATATTCTTCTTTTGTTAAGCCTGTCATTAATTTAAATCTAGATTGCCTTTTTGCTAATGATTCTAATTCATCAATTACTCCTGGTAACATACTTTTAAATCCTTTACCTGATGTAGTTACATGCCATTCATAATCTGGATGGTTCTCTAGAAACGCTTCTGCAACTTTCATCATAAAGAAAGGATTCTTTTCTTTATCTAATCTAGATGAATAAACGATTGTATTTTTCTTTTCATATGTTCCTGCAGGTAATTTTTCTAATGTTGCCTGTTTATGTATTGGCAATGATACAACATGTATTGGAGCTTCAAATCCTGCAGCTCTTAATTGTTCTTTATGAATAGAACTTCCTACAAAAATACCAGTTAATCTTTTATCTAATCCTAATTCATATGGTCTCATCCATTCTTTCATTGGATATGTAAAATCATATTCATCAACTGATTGCGCATGTAACATAGTATATACTTTTACATTCTTATAGCCATACAGGTCTAATGCATACCATATGGCTTCGACTCCTGGTGTCCAATAGTCTTGCAAGAATATAATATCACCATCTTGGACTTTGTCATTATACAGCATTTCTAAAAAGTTCTGGCATTGAGATAAACTATATTTTCCTCTACCAATTGCATCTAAAACTGCGCCCACTTTAATTTCACAATCAGGATCAAAATCTCCTTCCATGTCAATAAAGTTTAATTCATCTGAATACTTTTCAAATGTCTTTGGCATCCATTCTTTACATAACTGATATGTATATCTCGCCTTTAATGGCTCTAAGCCAAAGTAAAATAAATTTCTTTTCATATTATTCTTTAATTCTATCAAATTTATAATCATCAGGATTAATTTCCATCATATTACATTTTGTAATCTGGTGTACTCTATACCAACCTGCATCAACAGATAATGTATCTGTCTTTTTTAATTTTGCTACATGGGTATCTTGAATTCTATATATTATATGAGCTCGATTAAAAATAGACATTGGAATTTTATCCATTGTCTTAGCATTCGATTCTATTGTAATATATTGTTTAGTTTCTAAAATATCATGTATTTCATCCCAATTACCATGAACACATGCCATTTCTATATATTCTATTGTAAAGTAAATATGTGGATATTCTTTATAATTTTCAGGAACAGCTCCTCTTACAAATACCGTTTCCATATCAGATAACCTACCTTCTACTTCTCTTCCATACCAATAACTTTTTCCGTACATAACTTTTTTATTTTAAATTAATATAATAAATTTTTTGCAAACGACCAAATCATTTTCTAATTATTTTACTAAATCCTTATTTGGATTAACTACTTGATCTAATTTGTGAATATCTGACCATACTTTGTCAAATCTTCTATCTAGTGATGATGCTACTTCGTCAAACTTTCTATACACATCCTCAGCTATTTTTTCGCTTTCTCGATTATGATCATCAAGATGCACTCTTAATCGATCTTCTAAATCGACCATTTCCATTCGTATCAGCTCCAGATCATTGACCCTTCTGCTCAACCTTATTACACCCGCAAACGCATACGCTAACGCACCCACTCCGATTGTACTTAAAACTGTTAAAATTGTTTCCATAATATTTCTCCTATTTTATTATTGGCCGAATGCAAAAAATTTACCTAAATTATTATTCTCAGGGATTCTACCCCATTTCATTGCTCCATAGAAATCATTCAATTTGTTAGCAAATGCAGATAAAAATACTTTGTTATGATTTATATTATCTTGCACAAATTTTTCTATTGGAGCTGGATCTTCAAATCCTTTCATTGCTATTGTATCTAATCCCATGTTATTTGCTTTAAGATATGTCCATTTTATTTTTTCACCATTTATAATTTCTCGAACATTTTTTACTTTATGATGTTTTAACATGTCATTATAATTTAATGCTGACTTAACATGTACTGGAGTTCCTTTCATTCTTACTGCAAATAATCCATCTCCTTTCCTTTGCCACTTCTTAACATTTTTAACACCAATTGGAAACATAACATCAATCAATGGTAATGTTTTCATATGCTCTTTAAAATCAAGAATTTTTTGATCTAATTCTTCTTTGGTAATATCATTTAGTATATCTTCTAATACCTCTGCCATAAATTTTCTGAATGATGGTGGAAAAGATGACCTTACAACATCAAGTCCTTTTACATCTAATTTAGATACTGTATGACCTTCTACATTAATAATCCATTGAGCATATCTTTTTTTAGCAATCCATAATCCAGCCTTTGCTACATTTTCTTGTTTAATATCAAATTTATGAGTATTTACATTATGGAATTTATCTGCATATATATCATATGATCTATTGATAAAATCTTGAACTTCATCTGCAATTGCAATTGTTTTATCTGCCATCCATTTTTCATCTGTAATATCAAACTCTGGATAACGATGTTTTATGATTGGTAATGATGAAAAGAAAGTTGAATCTGTATCTGTATATATACAATAATCTTCTTGTTTATTTAATTCTCTTGTATAAAATTTATTTCCTATATCAGCTGTAAATTTAATCAATTGTTGGCCTGTACTTGTAATGGCTACTGCATTATCAGGATCATTAAATCTAAAAGTTGGATTACCTAATACTCCATAAAATGAATTTAAAAGAATTTTAGTTACTAATTGTAATCTATCAAAATATTCTGCTTTAGCTAGATTACCTTCTTTCTCATACTTCTTTCTTAAATTTTTATATTCAACTCTTTCTGCAAACCATTTTTCTAGAATGGATGATATAAATCCTTTTTGTTTTGTATCGTATACAACACCATTAGCAGCAATTGAATATTTATTATCTGATAAATATGTCCTTAATGCTTTTGGAGATTCCCATCCATCTTTACCCATTGAATATTCCATTGGAACATCTTTTATATATTTATGGCCGTCAAAATCTTCAACTTTACCTACCTTAGTTTCTGGTGATACGTTAAGTGTCATAATGATACTAGGATATAACGATGTCAAGTCAAGGTCATATACCCATTTATATCTACCTGGATTAGGTGCTTTTACGAATGCTCCTAACAAGTCTACATGTTTTATTTCATCATGCCTAGGTTTATTAGGTGCAACAATTCCTAACCGTTTCATATATGTTAAAGCGGCTCCATCTAAATACCTAGTTGGAAATAAGAAGTCTTCATATGGAACATGTCCTTTATGACATATACCACGAGCCAAATCTAGAAGCTTCATTTTTTGATCTATCTCATATACCAAATCAACATCATTCATATTATAATCAATATAACCTTGTATATCATTCTTCATCAAATCATCTAAGGTTCCTTCATATTTCATCTTACCTTTACCTAATTCTTTTTGAGATATAGCTTCTAATGAATAACTAGACTCTTCATTATAAGTAAAGTTTTTATATAATGCCATATAATCTAAACATGATACTCCAGATATTCTATATCTATTTCTATGTTTTAACCAAATAACATCTTTAATAGGAGATAATGTTCTTGCTTGAGATTCTCCTAATACATGACATATTCTATTATAAAGATATGGTATATCAAAAAAATCAATATTCCATCCTGTAATTAAGGTTGGCATTATCTCATAATATTTTAATAAAAATTTACTTAGTAAAGTAGCTTCATCTTGACAAGAAGTTGTTTCAAAATTACCTTTCTTTGTGGATGCAACTTTACAATCTTTATCTAAAATCCAAACATGTTTTTGATCTCCTGCCTCATCATAAATTGCAATTGCAGTTACTTCATTTTGAGCTAACTCTGGTGTTGGAAATCCGTCTTCAATATCAACTTCAATATCAATAAATAAAGTTCTATGATTTGTTGATATTTCATCTGAATCAGTATATTGATCTATTAGAGTTCTTAT